TTGTAATAAGTATTCAAAAATAAAAAATAGTATTAAATTAAATTATTTTTTATTTTATTTTATAAAATTCATAAACATTCTCTCTTAACCTTAAATAATAATCATATCTTTCCTTAGATAATTCGTTGGGATATACTTTACAATTTCCAGTTGAAACTATTTCTACTATTTTTTTATCAGCAGAAGATGAAGAATTAGTTTGAATTAGTGTATTAAAAATTTTAATAGTTTTCCAACCTTCCAGAACCTTTTCAAAAATAAAGATAACTTCTTCTCCAGTTATGGCCGCTTATCGGTTCGTTTGTTAGCTCTTCTTTCAGATTTTATTATATTATGCTTTGCCTTAGTATATTTTTTAATATTCACCATTATTTATAATAATATATAATAAATATTTATATTTTATTCAATACAATGCTATATTCTTCAATAGCATTTTTATAATATGTGTAATCTTTTAGAGACATTTATTTCTTGTCTTTAAGTTGGTTTAAATAATATAAAATTGAATTATATTTATAAATTATAAAATTATATAATTCAATTTTAAAAATGTCAGATATTGATAGCGATGATGATTTTATTAAGTGTTATGAATGTGAGATAGAAGTTGATGTATCAGAAATTTGTATTTATAAAAAAGATAAAATTTGTAAAAATTGTTATGAAGAATGTAGAAAACTTGATGTTGCTCAACCAGTGCGAATGGTATATAAAGTATGTGAGGATAATATAAGTTATAGTTGTTGTGGTCGTGAGAACTGCGTTCGTATTAAATGTTGTGGTACTGTGAAAGGACATATTCATCTCTATGGTTGCGACCCAGAAATAGTAAATTATCCGCTAGGGTTAGCGGGTATTTTCAGTAAAACAAATATGCACCGCTGCCCAGGCGAGGTCTACTTACATGGTCAGTCCGTTCATACGTTCATGTCAAACCCATTTGAGGAGACAAATTTACTGCGCCAGTTAAGATTGCAAAAAACAGAACGATTAAACCTTATTAAAGAAAAGGAACAAAATGAAAAAATGAAGGTAAAAATCAAAATAGAAAAGGATGCTAAAGAAATTGCACTACGTTACAAGAGTTTACAAGAAGAAAAACAAAAAGATAGATATGAAAGTTTAACAATAGGAACCAAAATAGTTGAACTTGAAGCGGAATTATGTTACAAATTACATGGTGTATTACCTTATATTTATAATCCAGGTGCTCGGTTATCACTATATGAAGACAATCGTTTCAAAACATTAGATTCAGTTATATTACAAGCACACGAAGCATATAGAACAAAAAATTTTGAAGCGAAGGATCATATGGAAAAGATACTCGTAATACTTGAAAAATGGTTAGAAGAAATTGATCCAAATAAGTATCGTGAAATTAAAGGTCTTCCAAGAATGCCTCCTCCTCATCCGTTTAATTGGAATAGAGATAATTTAATTAATAGATTTAACATGACCTCCAAATAAAACCATTATATACTTCGTCCAATGCATCATTGCTTATTAATTGGTTTAATTTAGCATAAGAAATTTGATATTTTTTTACAATATCTCTTTTTGTATTATATACAGCAATTACATTTTTTGTAATAGGATCTATTTTTTGAATTTTAACACCAATTGGACTGAGTAATTTTTCTGGTAATTCATTATTTTTTAAATATTCTGTTTTCATTTCATTAGAACAATCATCAAAAAAGTTCCAATAATGACCACTTGAAATATGTTGTTGTTGAATTGCTCTAGTAAAACTATTACATTTCATATTTCTGGCTTGTACGGCTTCTTTTTGTGACGCATAAACCGCTAATATTTTAGTTTTTTTGATATCAATCATAGCAATAAATCGTATTTCTGGAGATTTAAATTTTGTTACAATTGTATCACTAATTTGTTCAGGAGGCGTTTTATTACGATTCACATAAATCCAACGATAATTTTTATAAATTGTATTATTTTGAGATGCACGTTTTAATGCCGGTAAAGAAATATAATTTAGTTTTCTTTCTAATTCTGATGGACTATCGTAAATATTAATTGGTTTTTTAAGATCATCTGGATTGTATTGATATATTTTTGGTATTTTTTCACCATTACTGCGTTGTTTCACGTAATTAGGCTCTTCTTTAACAGTTATTTCATCTTCTATTTCTTCATCTGTGTCAGAATTATCACAATTAATTTCTTCTCTTTGTACTTCTTTAATATCATCTAAATTAAGAGAATTATATTTTTGTAATTCTAATTCTACCTTCTTCATTTCAAGTTCAATTTGTAGTTGTTGTAATTTTAATTCTGATAGTTTTATTTGTCTATCATGTTGTATTATTTTGAGTTCTTCAATTTCTTTACTATCTATTGGTGTAAATTCAATATTAATTTGATTAATTATATTAATAAAAACAGAATAAATTTCATCATTTATTAAATATGTTTCTCTTGATACAGTACCATCTTTTTTAATTATTTTTTCATGATATTTTAAAATTTCAGGAGTATGCTGTATTTTTCTCTCAAACTTTTTATAATTGTTGTTCTCAAAAATATCTAATAATAAAGGTTCTTGACAATCAAATGATTTTGAAATATTAGGAAGTCGTTCTTTAATATCCTGAGTAGACCCTATTTTTACAATAAATTTATCATCTACTTTTTTTAATTTACAAATATAAACCAAATTTTTCTTGTCATATGCCTTTAATAATGTTTTATGAGTTGATAATTCACATTTATGTTGATATAATTGTTTATCTATTTCTTTATCTTGTTGTAATTTATATATTCCGTTTATTCTAATTTCTTTTAAAACAGTAACCATCCATTTTTGAAATTTATGAGCTATAGGTTTTCTTGATCGCCCTAATAATCTATAAAGACCTGTTTCAGTTAAAAAATTTGTTTCTTTTAATCCAGTTAACGTGTCAGTTAAACTGACACCCTTTTCATCATCTGAAAAATCCCTCAAATTTTCTCGTATATTACTAATTCCCAATAATTTTCCAATTTGATTAGCCTGAAATAAAGGGTCTTCTAATGTACCTTGAATATTAATTTGATACTCTGCATCTAACAAAGAAAATGCTTTCAATATGTCCATCTGTTTATAATATATAAGTGTGTATTGTCTTTAAGTTGTTTAATATAGTTAATCATATACAATTAACAATATTCGCGGTCCCCTTACAAAATTAACAATATACACTTTACATCGTAAGTTTAGATGGGTGTCCATACTATAGACTACCTTTTCAGTTTCATTAAAAGCATTAATTGTGGTTCTAATATTTTCTGTATTTAACCCTAACATCCTTTATTTAAGTTGTTTAATTTAATATATTTTTGCTCTCTCGTGTGGGCGAGCAAACCCTATAGCATTTAATATTAAATTGATTAATATTAAATTGTATAAATAATATTGACACGATATATGGTCTTTAATTGGAATATGCTAAGCCGCCCATGCCACTCATAATACGGAGCACGTTGTAGTTGGTGGCATACACACGCACCTTAGCAGTCTTGGTGCCCTCAACTGTGGCGTTGGAAAGCACAAGCTGGAGGGTAGCGTTATCTATACGAGAGAAGTTGCACGTACCGCTGGGTTGGTGTTCCTCAGGGCGGAGAGCAAACGAATACACGTTAATTCCCTCATCAGGGCAACGAGTGTGAGCTTGGTAAGGTTGCACCCAGCTGAAGTAAGATCCTTCACGCTCAGAGAAACGATCCTGTCCATTGAGTTGGAGCTTGGCAGTGACAACAGGGTTTTGGCCCCAGCAATGTAAGTCCAAAGAGGTCTCAGTCAACACGAAAGTACCAGCATCAGACACAGTGGAGTTATCCATGTGAGGTCCATTCAAATCATTGAGTTGAGCAAGGATAGAGGGGTCAAGACCAGATGTCGCATCAGAAACAGGAATTTGAACACCACCCATGTTAGCCTCATTGTAAGGATTGTTAGGTCCGTGCCAGTATCCAGTGAAACCAGCAGGGATTTCATAATCAAGAGCACCAGCATCTTGGAAAAGACCACGGGCATCAATGAAAGCTCGGCTATCTTGAGCAACAGCAGCGGGACCGCCGAAAGCATGGATAGCATTGGGGAGAGCATCAATAGCATCAGTGTAGTTGAAGGGTTGGGCACCAAGAACCTTGAACAAAAGGGCATCGCACACCAAAGATGAGCAATAATCCACGTTTTGATCGGGTTGAACAACCCAGATAAGCTCCTTCACAGGGTGATTGAAGTTGAGCTTGATCTTGTTGGAAGAAGAACCAACAGACTCGTCACCAGTGAACTGGAGCTGAGTGATCAAATATTCATGAGGATTTTGGGCAAAACGTCTTCGCTCATCGGTATCCAAGAAAATATAGTCCACATACAAAGAAGCAGCAACCAAAGATTGATTGTAGGCAATAGCAGCAGGAACAGGGCGGCCAGGAGCGTACTGGTTAGCAGAAGTCACAGGTCCAGATGTTTGGGTGCCAGAGTTGCAGCTCAAAGTAGTAACAGCCCACAAGCACTCATCAATAGGACGGATATCAAGGTTGATCTTGACTTCATGGTATTGAAGGGCAATCAAAGGCAAGGCAAGACCAGGGTTGGTGCAGAACCAAAATTGGAGGGGCACGTAAAGAGTGGTCTCGGGAAGAGCATTACGGGGGGCACACACTTGACGAGGAGCCAAAGAGTCGCAAGGACCATCAACCTCAGAGAAAGAGGGATCGGTGATGAAAGTAAGTTGAGTAGTGTTACCAATCATCTTGAAGTAGGCACGTTGTTGCTCAGCAGTCATGGTAAGTTGGTTCCAGATGTGCATCCAGTCACCATATTGACGATCAATTCGTTGACCACCAATTTCAACCTCAACTTGGGCAATAAGTTGCTCACCGGGGAAATCTAACCAACGAGCATACACACCGGAACCAACACCAACGGCGAAGGAAGCAATGCCCATGAGCTGGTTAATCTCGGGAAGAGTAACCTGAAGATAAGTGCGGTAAGCGAGATCACCATTGCGGCTGATCACGCATTGAACACGACGACCGAAATCGGCTTGTCCATTGAAAGTTTGCTCGATTGATTCAATAGCAAAGTTAGTGTAACGTCTGTATGTCACTTTCCAAAAAGTGATCTGAGGATTTCCTGTACAATTCCTCTACCTTATCTTTCAATAAGGATTAGACTATATCTTAAAGTGAAATCATATTTGCTTTTATTTTTCTTTCATTAAAGCAAGTTCTTTATTTAATATAAATTCACACGAAAACCATTTAGTCGTTGAACCTTCTTCTTTAAATTTTTCTAATTTATTTACAATATTATTTATTTGATTCATATCTATTTCTTTTTTAGATGAATTGTATTTTACTGTTACAGGCATTAAATTAGACCAGTTACAGCATTTAAATTTTTCATCTTCTAAAGTTAAATCAAATTTACAAACAGGTATAATATGATCAATTGACCAATACGTACCATAATTATCCCAATTCATTTCATTTGTGAAGTTATATTCAAACCATTCTCTTAAATATTGAATATTACATCCAACATAATTCATGGTTGTATCATTTTTTACAAGAACTGTTCTTAAACGTGCTGCCAAAGATTTTTTTATTCTATAATTCATATTTGTATTATGTTCTTTTTTACACCACGCTGTTTTTTGTTCTGTTAAAAATTTAGGATAACAAGAAAGACATATCTTTTTTTTATAAAATTTCTTTAATTTTGAAAACTGATTTAATGCCTTTTCTTCTTGACATTTTTCACATTTCGCAATTGTATTTTCGGCGTTTTTTTGTCTAAGAATTTTCTTTCTTGTTTTATCTAATTCGTTTAAACATTTTTTACATGTTATTCCAAATTTATTTTCACTATATTTTCTGTAATTGGTAATTGGATAATTTATTTCACATTTGTCACATATTTTGTCTTCATTTAATAATGTTTCTTCGTTTAAAAACTTTACGCAAGACATTTATTTATATGCTATGTTTGTATTTTATATTTATATTGTTTTAATTAATATTATTTTTATTTCATTTAAAGAAGCTTGGATGCTCATTGCCCATTTTATCGAACTTGTTAGTTCAATTCATCTTATTCATTTTTACTATACCCAAGGTTTTTGTCTTGGCCACAATTTTTTCACAAAAATTGTTTAGTAGAATAAGCTTTAGGGGTTTCAAGCAGTTTGATTTTCTTACCAGGGTTATTCTATTAAATTCATTATGATTTAAATCCCTGATTAACATCAATGGTCCTAAAATTGGATCCATATAAGGCTTTATGAATATCTTATTTTTTCGATATTCCCTGATGTTTTTCTACCCTACAGGCTTTTAAGGTAAACATCTTGCGATGATCCCTAGTATTTCTACTAGGGTCGGAGTACACCTTAAGAAATTTCAAGTTTTGCTAAAACTATCATAAATTCCCGACTGCCGTCTACTCTCTGAACCTTTATCTTATATCTGCGTTGGTTGTTCTAAATAAGTTAATGCTAATTGTAATTTTGTTTCTAATAAAATTGTTTTTCCTAAAAATGATTTATCTTTTAACTTAGGATGATTTGATATTCTATATCCTTCTTTTCCTGAACTGTCAGTGTAATATCTTAAATATTTAGGTAAATTTTTATCTTCTTCACGTTTTCTTTCTCGTTTTTCTAAAATTTTACCTTTATTTTTTCCAATCATACTTTGTTGTTTTATTTTTTTTGTTTCTTCTGATTGACGACATATACTACCTCCAGTAGTTAAATTATAACCATTTGGTGTTAAAGTATTGTAAAAATTTATGTAGTACTCTTCATAATAATTTAATTCTTTAATATCACACTCTTTTAATATTTCTAATAAAAAATTTTCAGGAGCATATTTGCGAATTGATTCATTTAATAATCTACAATAATTTTTTGTTTTGGCATCTCTAATATGTTCTTTCCATCTATTAAGATACCCCCATTTTTTTCCACTTGATAAATACTTTACACACTGTCCTATATATTTTTTTCCTGAAGGACTTGTTAAACAATATATTTCTCCTATTTCCATTAGCTTTACTTATTTACTATGTTTGTTTATATTTAAGTTGTTTCGATATAAGATACTTGGCTGCGGATCATCCAATCTTTGACGTTTTTACTATGCCATTGGTCATTACCCTATGGTATTATTCATGTCACCATGAATAAGTAGTAGTCAAAGCTCTAAGGAAGTTCCCGCAATTTGACAATCTTGCAAATCAAATTTTATTTGTAAATTTTATTTATTTATTTGATTTACTAGCGAGTTATATGATTGATTAATCAATCCGTATATTTACACTGTTTTTTCCATCATGGAGATATACGACCCATGATAGCAGCTCACTGTTGGCGCCCAAGCTGTTAAGCGCCGTAAGCCACGAGTTGCATTAAACCACCTCCCATTTTATAATATCCCTAAAGAAAAAAATTTTCCTAAAATTAAATTAATTGTTTTTATTAATTTAATTCACTACCTACATATTACGACAATATATTATTAATGTTTGAGTTATCTTTCATAAATATGGCCAAATATCCTTCATCAAATATTTCTTTTTTACCTTCATGATTTTTTGTAAAAATATAAGAATTTTGTTTTTTTTTGATAGACCAACCATTATCTAAAGCATTGTATAAAAATACCATCTTCTTGAATTTAATTTGATCTATTTCTGTGTCTAAATTATTTTTAATATTCAAATTTACTAATATGTCTGTTGAACCGTCCATTCTTTAATGTATTATTTGAAACTTTTATTTGCCTTTAAACCAATGAATAATATCTTTTTTAAAATTTCAAATTAAATAATAAATTACTCTTTAATATATTATGCCTAGTTTCAAGCCTAAATCTAACAAAAAAATTCGTGTTTGTAAAAAATATACTACCACGTTGGATGGTAAGCACAAAGAGTTTATAAATGAATTTGACAAGAATGAATTTGATACTATACCTAAATTAAAACATGAAAAGGCCGATTTAAAAAAGGAAATAGAAGTACTTGATAAAACTAACATTGAACAGATTATGGATATGAAGGATCGCATCAAGGAAATTGATGAGACTATTAAAGAACTAAAAAACAAGAAAAATAATTATTTTTTAGATAATTCTAAATTCATTTTTGAATATTTTGAAAACAAAAAAAATATCAATAATATTGATACTCCAACTAATTCTTCAACTAACAAATCTGTATCTTCTAAAAATCAAATACTTTTTAATTTCTTCAAAATTCAAAACACGAATCAAGAAGAAAATGTTACTGAAAATAGAAACAAAAATATCGTTCAAAAATATCTCAGCAATATTGATGAAACATTTATTGACATGAATTCATTTGTTAGATGCACTGATATATGTCAGCATTGTTTTAAAGGCGAACTTATTCCACTTGATGATGAAGGGGTACTTATTTGTAATGTATGTGCTGTCAATATTCCTTATCTTATTGAAAATGAAAAACCATCTTATAAAGAGCCTCCCAAAGAGGTGTGCTTTTATGCCTATAAGAAAATTAATCATTTTAAAGAAATTCTTGCCCAATTTCAAGGCAAGGAAACAACCCAAATTCCAGATGAAGTAATTGATCAAATACATTTACAAATTAAAAAAGAGCGCATTAGTCTTGAACAACTAACACATTATAAAACCAAAGAGATTTTAAAGAAGCTGGGATTTAATAAATATTATGAACACATCGCATTTATTAAAAATAAATTGGGTCTTAAACCACCTGTTTTTAGCCCCGAATTAGAAGAAACATTATGTAATCTTTTTATGGAAATTCAATCACCTTATGCCAAAACTTGTCCAGATTATCGTGTTAATTTTTTAAACTATTATTATGTTTTATTTAAATTTTGCGAACTTCTTGGAGAAGAACAGTACTTAGATTCTATTCCTTTGTTGAAAGATAGAGAAAAATTGATTGAACAAGATGAAACATGGAAAAAAATGTGTATTGAATTAGATTGGGAATTCATTCCTACGGTTTAAGATAATTTTAACTATTGCGTCCAAAATGACCATCGTATCGAGCACCATATGAACTAGGAGCATAGGCTGGCTGTCCGTCATCATATCCTTGTAAGCCTTGTCTTGTGTCTCTACGATGTTCCTCACTACTTACTTTATAAACTATATATATTATAGTACTAATAACTCCAAATACTAGAATGTCTTGAAAAAATCCACCTCCTCTTTTTACTCCTCTTGTTAGTGTATTACGTTTTTTATGTTTTCGTCTTCTGGATTTTTTACCACCTTGAGAAGGAACACAGTTCTTTACCTTTTCAAGGTATGTATTATAAAGATCGCGTAAATAATTATTAAGTTCTTTTATATCTTCACCAGATAAATTACTACTTTGGATAATTTCTTCAAATTCTCTTTCTTTTTGTAATGAATCATCTAAATTTGTAGGTGGATTTGAAATAATATTGTCAACCAAATTTTTAGCAGATTCCATTTATATAATATCTAAATATTATTATTTTAAATATCATATTATTATTTTAAATTAGTTTAAAGTCCACCGGGAAATCCAACTAAATTTGCTCCCAATCCGAACCCAGCTCCAGAACGAGCACTCACACCCATGCTAGGAATATATGTATCCAAAATAGCAAAAGTGGCCGCAGCGGTTAAAGCTAAGCAACCAATTTCTTCTAAATTTAAAGATTTCTTAGGAATAACATATGCCGCAACTGCAATCATAACGCCTTCAACGATATACTTGATAATTCGCTTAATAAGTTCGTTTGTATTAAACATCCTATATATAAAATATAAGAAAATAAATAATTAATAATTATTAAAAGAAATAATAATTTAATTAATTAATACTTAAAACGAACTAAATTAATTAATATATAATGAGCGGAAAATCTAAATCTAATATCGCCAAAAAGTTGGCATTTGAACGTAAGTTATCTAAAGATGGTTCATCTAATCCTAAATATGTTGACTTGCTTGAAGTAGACAAGCCTATCGCGGGTCAATCATTTGGATGTTTTTCTTTTATTACTCCTGAGAAAATCTTGAAGCAAAAAGAAATGTACTTTTTTGAAGAATTCCTAAAGAGATGGGAATTTTCTAAATCTATGGAAAAATTTCATCAATTTATTAATTTTATGTCTTATAAATATAAGTTATCTTTTGAGGATGTTATGAAGGATTATGAAGGATTTGTGAAGGAAGAGCGTGACAATATTATTTCTTCTTCCATTGAAGATGACTACAAGACCTTCATGGATAAGGAAGAGGATGAACTAGAAAAGCAATTTAATATCAAGCATAATTTTCAAACTTCGGTACGTGGCTTCAAGGCTCGCGGTCATTTTGCGTCTCAAGAGGAAGCTGAATTGCGCGCCAAATTGATCCGAGAGGTAGATCCTAGTTTTGACGTATTTGTTGGCCCTGTTGGTACTTGGTTGCCTTGGGATCCGGAAGCTTACAAGACAGGTCGCGTTGAGTACATGGAGGAGGAACTCAATCAGCTTGCCCAGGAGAAGCAAAAGAACGAATCTGCTGCCAAAAATGCGTTTGAATCGCGTCTCAAGGAGACTAAACAGAAGGCTATTGATGATAACAAGAAGAACGCGGATAAGCATGGCAACGTTTTGACGCAAGATATTGACCAGGAAGGTAATTTAATTGGTGTTAGTGCTACCAGTCAAGAGAAGGCTTTAACAACTGAAGGTTCAGATACCATCTCTGTTGCGGATATTCGTTCAGAGCTATTTGATGGCGAGAATATTGTTGTAGGTAAGACGGATTATGGACGCTCTGAGCTTGTTAGTGGGCCTTTTTCAATGAAGGAGAAAGAGAAGGATGAATAGATATTTTGTTTGAAATAATATATAATTATATAAATCTATATATTATTATTTAAAAGCGGTTTCTACCATTTGCTCTTTTTTACCGCAATTTTAGGTCCCGCACCGCGTTTCTTCACGTTATTGGGGTCATATTGCTCCTCTTCGTCTTCATCGTTTATCTGTTTGGATAGCTCCCAGAACTCTTTTGACCCTAATCTGAAGTCATTATGTGCGTCTGCCTTGTACCAGAAGACCTGATCTTGTAGCTTATTTGATTTGGCATTGTTATTGATGACTAAGCACTCATAATTCTCAGTACATTGGTCCATTACCTGGCAAAATGACTCCAATGTGGGAAACATGCCGGCATAATTTTCATATATTCGCTTCCTGTTAGCTATATATGGCTCTCTTAAAATAAAAACGTAATCTATATTTGTTCTTAGTGTTGGTGGAATTCCTAGAGGGTATTGCATTGTAATAATCAACATTACCTTCCAATGTCGCCCGTTCATAAAAAGTAGTCTCATCATCTTGTCGCGTGCCCAAGTGTTATCATATAAGCAGTCATCTAAGATAACAAAAGTTCGAGGGTCAATAGTGGATCTTTTAAATTGCTCCATTTCTTTTTTTATTTGTTTTAAGACTTGTCTCTGTCGCTTCAAAATGTTCTCAATAATAGCAGTGTTATATTCATTGTGTATGAACAATTTTGGCACCAACTTGCCATAAAATCCGTTTCCTTCTTCTGTTCCAGAAATAACAGTACCAATTGGAATATCTTGGTGATAATATAATAAATCTCTTACCAAAAATGATTTACCAGTATCACGACGACCAATTAAAACTACGACGGGACCTTTTGATTCATTGGGCTTAAAACTGATGGATTTCATGTCAAAACGTTTTAGCTCTAAATTCATTTATTATTATAATATATTTAAAAAAAAAATTTTAATTTACGCAAACTAACAAATAATGAATAATACTAAATAAATCATTTAGGCGTTTATACATTTTGTTAGTTAATAGATATTTTAATTATAATAAGTTAAATATAACTTATAATTTTATTTTTATTAGCTAATGGCAATCAAGGTGAATTATCAAAAAAGAAAGAACATCAATCTTTTTAACAAATTTCAATCTAATACTAACATTTCCTTATCTAATGTACAGAATTACGTACCTATTTATGAACGTTTTTTTTCATTAAATAATACCAATTATAATTCTATTAATTTAAATCACATGTGGAATATTTCAGATATTAAGGATATTAAAAATAAAGACGGAAATACCGAGGCTACGCATATTTATTCTTGTAAATTGAAAAACATAAATGATGACGAAGATATGACTATAAGCCAAAAAGTATTTATAAAAATGGCTCCTTTGTTAGATCCATTCAAGTATTTGGTAGGTAAATATAATTATACAGATTCCGCTTTATTTAATTTGCCTTCAATTGATAAAACTAAAACAGTTCATCCTAAAATAGAAGACACTAACAATTCTTCTTACATTGATGGGTTTTTTTCATTTTTAACGAGTCAAGTGTTACATACCCATAATTTTATTCATGGGCTAGATTATTATGGCTCTTTTTTAGCTATAAAAAATAATTATAAAATTAATATTATAGATGATATTGATTATTTGGTCCAATCCGATTTTTTTAATAAACAAAAAAATACACTGTTTACGGTAGAAGATTTTTCACATTTGTTACCAAACTCTTTTAATAAAGAACCCTCTTTGAAACCATTAAATATTATGAATATTTCTCAAAAATCTAATTTATCTGTAAAATCAATTGATGACACTATTTTTGAAAATATATTTGAAAATAATTCTAATTCTAATCAACTGTCACTAGATGATGTTAAAATGCTTAATATTGATTTAGTTGATATAACAAATTCGGTGGACATTACTGATCAAAAAAAATCAGCAAGTCTTAAATCTGGATCATCTTGTTCATCAAGAACATCTCATACAAATGAAAATGATATACTTGAAAGTGATAGTGATATAAATAATGATTTGGATATAGAAGATTTAGATTGTTCTAAATCTAATTCTAATTCTAATTCTGGATCTAAAAATAGTTCTAAATCTAACTCGTATTCTAGCTCTCAAACAAGTGGTTCTTATGATACTGATTTAGAAGAAGAGCAATTATTTTTAACTTTGCCCAAATTTCCGGTTCAAGTTATTTGTATGGAAAATTGTGAACGTACATTAGATGATTTGATTATTAATTCAGAGTTATCTCATGATGAATGGATGTCCGCTCTAATGCAAATAATTATGACATTAATAACATATCAAAAATTATTTTCATTCACTCATAATGATTTGCATACCAATAATATTATGTACATTCCTACTAACAAAAAGTATTTGTATTATTTGTACAAAAAGAAATATTATAAGGTTCCCACATTTGGAAAAATATTTAAAATCATTGATTTTGGTCGCGCTATTTATAAATTTGATAACAAAATATTTTGTAGCGACAGTTTTCAAACAGGAGGCGATGCGGCTACCCAATATAATACAGAACCTTACTTTAATGATAAAAAGCCTAGACTAGAGCCTAATTTCAGTTTTGATTTATGTCGGTTAGCATGTTCTATTTTTGATTATATTGTAGATGACATGGATAGTATTAAGAATTTAAATAGTTGCGAACCTATTGTAAAATTAATTGTTGAATGGTGTATTGATGATAATGGTATTAACGTACTATATAAAAATAATGGCGCGGAACGTTATCCTGATTTCAAATTGTATAAAATGATTGCCCGATGCGTTCATAATCATAGTCCTAACGCACAATTAGATAGACTGGAGTTTAGCAAATTTGTTATTAATAAAACCGGATTAACAAAAGGAGAAATTGTTATGAACATAGATGAATTACCATCTTATGTTAGTTAAATTATTTTATTTGAACTATTTATTTTATTTTATTTAGACTATTTATTTTATTTTATTTAGACTATTTATTTTATTTTTATTATTTATATTAATAAAAATAAATTATTACTATTTATTATAATGACTTATGGGTTTATTATTACAAGACATGTGAATTCAGAACAAACTAACAAATACTGGAATCAATGTGTTAAATTAATTAGAACATATTATCCTTTTAAAAAGATTGTTATTATAGATGATAATAGCAATCCAGATTTTTTAAAAGCTGAATTTGAATATCAAAATATGGAAATAGTACAATCAGAATACCCTAAACGTGGTGAACTTTTACCATATATTTATTTTTTAAAAAATAAATGGTTTGATAATGCGGTTATAATACATGATAGTGTTTTTATTCACAAAAGAATACCATTTGAAAGAATAAATGATCCTGTTATGCCTTTATGGCATCATGATTATGACAAAGAAAATTTACAGAATTTACTTAGAATTTGTAGCAACTTAAGAAACAGTTTATATTTAAAACAAAAATTGAATGGTAATCAAATTAATATTCTAGGATTACACAAAAAAGATAATTTTAATTTATGTTTCGGTGTTCAATCGTACATTAATCTAAGGTTTTTGGAAATGTTGGAAGCAAAATATAAAATTACTAACTTAATATCAGTTATTAATAGCAGAACTGATCGTTGTGGTTTAGAAAGAATTATGGGATTACTTTTTAATCAAGAATATCCTTTGTTAAATAAAAAAGGATCTTTATTTGGAAATATAATGAACCACCATAGAGCATTTAGTTATAATTATAACCAATATTTACAAGATTTTAATAGTAAAAAAGCATATGGTCCATTTGTTAAAGTATGGACCGGACGATAAGTAAGAAACCAAGGTCATCGCTAAGCAGACCCTACGACCCCTCCTTTACATATAATAATATAAATTAAATAAATGACATTTTAAATTAACATAATTTGAAAATTATAAATATTTAAGGAGGGATCATAAGGGAACTACGTTCCCTTACTAGAATGGTGGATTATCGGTAAAAGCAATAGGACTACTAGGAACTACTGTTTCTTTTATAACAGGCGTCAATTGTTCTAAAATAAACATGCCTGCCACAACACTAACATAAACTACCAAAGCATCTCTAATTAGTATTTTAAGTGGTTTGCTTTCTTTCTCCACATATTGCATTTCTAAAAATTTAGCGACAAAAAAAATGACAGATATGATACCTGCTACTAAAAATATATTATCCATTTACAATATATTTTTACATTTCATTTTACAATTTAACGCGTATAATTTATAATTTATGCTAAAACTTCTATATCATCTAACAAAAAACTAGTATCTAATTCTACTTGTTTTTCACCAATTACATGTACATCTAAACTATTTAGATCAACAAGCTCATCAGATATTTTAAGTTTTTCGTTATCATCCTCATCATCTTCTTCCATCTTTCTTTGCGCATTTCTTAAATTACTAATTTCCTCTAATCGTTCAAGTGTCTTAGGAGCATTTATTACCTCTTCTTTACCAGATTTATCCATTGCTGTATCTACATCATTGAATTTTAACCCTTCTTTAGATTCTTTAGATTCATTTGACTCTGAAACAAAAGTTGTCTCTCCTCTTGCGTTGATTGCTTCACTTTTTTCTACTACTTGTTCTTTAATTTCTTCTATTATATCATCTTCAACTGTTTCATCCATATATGCTTTCAATATGTGTTCAATTGGAATGCTCTCTCTAACCGCATTTAAAATACATTCTTGAACAATTGTCTCTAATTCTCGGTTATGCTTTTGTATCTGTAAAGGAGCCACATTTATTTCAAATAAATATACATTTTTATATACCTTTCGTGCTACATTTATATATGTTTTATGAATAAAATCATCTAACTTGGGAATATTTATATCAATCTTTTTCTGTTTCTGACCAACTCGCATGGCGGTTAGCAATTTTAATTGAATTATATGAACACATGTGACTAATTCTTCTAAATATCCACATCCACTTCGTTCAATAATTCTCTTTTTTTCCGCTTCAATAATATTTGCGTTCCATTTTGGAATTCGCGTTATTAAATTTTGAAATGTCATCAAATACTTATCCATTTCGTCATTTTCTCTACATAACTTTATGGATTCATCAAAAATAGATTTTAATCCTTCAGTAACTAATGGTGTCAAAATGGTTAATAAACGTGCCCCCCATTCATTCTTTGATTCATGTAACGAACTAACATTAAAATCATCCATATTATGTATCTATTTGATTTAATATTTTGCTTAATTTAACTCACTTTTACATAAATGAAATATTTTCCAAGTTGGTTTCTAAATCTAAAAAACTAAAGTTCATAATAAATAAAATCAATAATTTTTCATTTCTAAATTCTTTCCTTATTTTGTTAAAAGTGATTAATAAATCATATTTTTTATTTTCATTTATTTTAATAGTATCCTCTTCTATTAATTTAATTAAATCTAAAGAACTATATCCTTTTTCATATAATTTACTAGAAAAAGCAATTAAATCTGTTTCCAAAGTTATTGGTTTTTGTAATTCCTTTTTTAACCACTCAGTCTTGACATTTTTTATACTTGTTAGTTTAAATGTTTCATCCAGATTGAATTTATATAGATTTATTATTTTTCCTTTGTATTCTGGTTCCGGAACATATATTTCGCAAAATCGCGATAAAATTGGCTTCAATAACTTATATTTGTCTTCTACTATAATAAAAAATCGTGTATTATGACTGAATAATTCTATACATCGTCTTAAAGCTGATTGAGCATCCATTGTTAGTTTATCTCCATTTAATAGTACTATGCTTTTAAAAGTATCGCCTCCATTTGAATTAATATGTGTTTTCGCAAAGAACTTTAATTCGTCTCTTATGAATTTAATGCCTTTCCCATGCGCACAATTCACATACATGACAAAATCTTTTATCTTTTCTTTATTTCCTTCATAAATCAAATTGATAAAATCGTTTACAATTGTACTCTTTCCTGATCCTGATGAGCCGTTAAAAATAATATTTGGTATTTTATGATTGCTATTAAAGTGTGCCAGTTTTTCTTTTATATTTTCATGAATTGGTAAAGACATTGTGTGTTTATTAATATTAAAATAGTGTTTTTATATTTTAATATTACGTATTTATTATATTTTAATTGAAATTTGTTAGTTTTTTACGCGACACTTGACAAACTAAAGGTATAAGGATTTGAACGGAATGCTGAAAGTATATCCGGATTAATTCGCTCACAACCTGTTGTACAAGAATTATTGAGCTGCGGCATATGCGCTTTTCCGTAAGTTCTAACAGATGGTCCACTTGGTATCACCGCACTTGGCGCCCACATTCGGTTATTATCTCGGTCACTATCTAGTTTAGAATAAGAAACATTCAACTGCGAATTGAAAGTAGACATGTTTCCTTGATTTGTTCTTCCAACAACAGACTTCTCTTTGGCTTCATTGTTAGTTTGACGATAAGCCGCATCATATTGTTTTAAGCCATGTTTAGACCCCATTGGATTCATTTGACAAAACTCGGTAGTTGTATCACGCTGATTTGTAATTGCCTGTTGATCTGTAACCTCATAAGCACCATTTAATTGGTTTCCAATATAACTATTGGGTTGATACAATGTAGTCTCTTTAACTGTTGTATTTGGCATATCTCCCGAAGTTAATACATAATTGCCCGGTACTTCTCCTATCACATTTCCATAAACTCGCATATTACATACATATTCTTCTTTTCTTGCGGGCTTAAATACATCCATAAGTGGCGCTATAACAGCTCCAATTGCGTTGGAAAATCCGGAACCAAATGTTTGCGGTTGTTGATTTACACTTCTGCTATTTGTATAATTAGTATGGCTTTTCAAAAATTCCTCTCCATCTATATGTGATCCCGTGCCTGCGGCATTTGAGTGTCCTACATGATGCGCATCCAATTGCATTCTTTTGGTTGTTTCATATTTCTTAGGAACATAGCTCGCAGTTTTTAGAACCGCATTGGGTGTACCAGTTAAATGGGTTGTTGTTTCATTTCTATGTGACTGCTTAAGAACTTCATCCGCAACCACACGTTGCGCTTTTTCCGCTCCGGTTGTGGTTAGCCAACGATCTTGACTATTAATAAAAAAAGTATCCGGTCTATATTTTTCTACTTTTCCTAAAATACCTACATTTGTTATAGATGATTGTGCCGGTCCTTGATGATTTGCCAAAGAAAACTCTTCTTTAGGATTTGTCGCAACACGTAGCTCATCCACGGTTTTAGGTAACCATTGATCACGTGCTTCCATTCCGGCATTGAAACCACCGGAGCCACTTGCTGAATATCCTTTGTCTAAACCTGGTCCAACCCGAACAGATTCAAATGGCTTTACCACATTATTTTTTAATGCTGGATTAACACGGGATTGATAAAAATCGCTCATATTAGGCGCACCATTTGTCCACTGAACATTTTCTTGAGGTTTAAAAAGAGGAGCCTGCTCAATCTTCTTAATTATTTGAGAACCTGTTCCGGCATAATTGTCTAAAATAGTTTCGGCATTATTATTATTATAAACTTGACCATGAGGTTTTCCGCCATTAAATGGTACCATGTTATTATGTTTAAATTGATTGGAATTCATATAGTCGCCTGTTAAAGAATAAACTTGCTGAATTATATCGCCTACAGGTTTTCCAGATCTCTCTCTTTGTTCGTACTTATTTTGGTCAAAATACTTATCTGTTGCGGCATTTGGATTTGGATATTCCTGAACTGTATCAATTAACTCTGGATTATTCATAATTGGATAATTTTGCGGTTCTATAACTGTATTTGGTAAATAATTTGGCTTCTTGCCCATATTATTAAAATTCTCTTGTTTGGCTTTTTTGTTAGTATATGATTCATTATAGATATTTTTGGTTGTATCATTGTTTTTATTTGAAATCACATACATTCCTCCAAGTGCTATTAGTGGTATTGCTAATTCCATTATTATATTATATATATACTTTTTTAAAAAAGTGTATATTTAATTTATATTTTTACAAAATTGAGTTTATAACTATGCCTTTTATCGTGCCTTTTATCGTGATTGTTGTATCTCACAGCTTCCATTTGTTCCACATGTTATAGGACCGCCTACATATGTTCCTTGTGTCTTTTGTCCATTTGTAAATTGTTTTGCGGGAACTGTATATCCTTGGTCATTTAAAGGCACACAATCAAACCCTCGCTTAAAATGATCTTTCTCTAAAACACGTGTGCTAATATAATTTCCAAATTTCATTTCTGTATTTGCTTGCGGATCCTTTGGCAAAATATATGCGTGATTTTGCTGTAAATCGCGAGCTGTCCATGCCGGCATTATTGCTCTACTTTCATCTGTTGTCAAAAACGTATCGCAAACTGGATACGAAATTGGTGCTGCGTTTACGGTAAACCGTTTATAAGGATTTTCTTTGGAATTAGTTAAAATGTTTACGGTATTTGGAATATCCCGATTTAATCTTTTATCTATTCCTAAAAGAGCACTTTGAACATCAATACATTCAGTCCATAAATTACCACCCCATTTTTGTGGAATTATTTGAGGATCTAAAGCAAAGCATGGTTTGTCACCATTTCCGGGTACATCTAACATCCAACGACCTTGATCTGTTTGCTGCTGAAGCTGTTTTGTTATTCTACATGGGTCATCGTGAAATCTGGTAAATGCCATATTATATATATAATATATTCTATATTTTTAAATATATTATATTTTTTATTTTTATTTTTATTTTTTATTTTTTATTTAATGAGTTACTCCTGTTGACCTATAAGTTTCTAACCACTTATTAAGAGATAAATTATATATCAAATTTACATTTTTATATTGTGTTGGTATTACTATTTGTGAATAAGTAGTTCCATTTTCTGTATCTAAAAACCCCGATGTAGTAGTTGTAGTAAGTGTTAATGGAGTAACAGTTGGTGTTGTAATAAAATAAGATAATCTACTCATTGGTAAATCAGAAGTTGGTGAAGCATTTGAAAAGGTACCACCAAAATATATATTTGGACTAATGTATAAATTTGAATATACTGAATTATTCATTCCTATATGTGAACCTGAATTATTTTTAATTTGGACTATTTGATTTAAAGGATCCAATTTTGCGTCCCTATATATTGGCGTTGTATTTGAACCTGTTGCTGTAAAATCACCGCAAATATATGTGCTACCACCTGAATAATGAATATCTCTGACAGTATTATTAACTCCAATATCTGAGGAAAGACTATCTATCATTTGTATCCAAGTAAAGAAACTTGTATTTAAAGCAGCAATTCTATTTAATGTTGTAGCTCCTCCAATTGTAAAAGTGCCACCAATAAACAGCAAAGCCGCATTATTATCTAAAGCGTAAACAAAACCATTTACACCAATTGTAGCACCACTTACTATTGACATCCATACCCTATTTGTAGTATCCCAATATGTTAAATAATTTAGATCTTGGTTTCCGGCATCTAATGCTGTAAATTCGCCACCAACATATATACTTGAACCAATTGTTTTTATACTTCTTACGCGAGCATTTAATTTAGGAATTGGTGATGGAGTATTATTCCAAGTACTATTTATGGTCATTATAGCAACATTATGTGTGTTTGTTTCCGAATTAAATGCATTAGTATATGCTCTCTCAAATTTACCTCCAACTAGTAACTTGTCGGCCCCTAGATAATATACTGAATTAACAGTAGGATTACTACCTTGCCATTTTACTCCTGTTGTACCCGTGTTATATAAGACATTTCCTGAACCAGTTGGTAATGACTGAACTGGTAATGTATCAAAATAACTTGTTGTTATAGACGAGCCATTTTCTGTAAATAAAACAAGACCCCAAACATCTGAAGTTACTGAATAAGTAGAGTAAAAATCTAGAATACCTGCTTGAGAAAAATCACCACCTATAAATAATCTATTATCTGGCACAGAAAGTGTTCCTGGATAATATAATGAACGCACAAAAACACCGCCTATAGTATTGTTTCCAAGAGGGTACCAATTGCCAGGTGTGCCAAAAACAAAAGCAGCAACATAATTAGCACTAACATTTCCTGTTGCTACTTGATTAAATTCACCACCAACATAAACTATTGTTTGAGTATTAGGTGGAATATTCAAACCTCCTACAGCTAAAGCATAAACAGAACCAGATGTTCCTTCACCTGAACTATTTGCTAAACTTGTAAAATTAGTGCCATTCCATGCTGCTATATTTGTAGCAGTTTGACTACCAGCGATTGTAAAACTGCCTCCAAATACTATTGGATATGATAATGAAGACCCCCATGTAATAGCATAAACTGGTCCATTTGTTCCTTCGCCACCAAAAGTAGTATCCGTAAGAGAATTCCAATTACTACCATTCCATCTTGCTATATTAGCTGCGTTTGGACTAGGACTACCAGCACTTGTAAAACTACCACCAACATAAAGTTCTGAATTATCACTGACTAGAGCATAAACATAACCGAACGCATTCATTCCACTTACTCCAGAAATACTGTCAGTTAATGGGAACCAATTAGTTCCATTCCATCTAGCAACATAATTTACTGTTATTCCTCCTGCACTCGTAAATTCACCACCAACATATAAACCAGAATCACCTGAGGTACTTCCTCCATATAATGCTCTAACTATTCCATTAACCCCATTTACCTTTGTAGTAGCATCTACAAAAGGATACCATGTATTTGTTGTCAAATTATACCTTGCTATATTATTGGCATAAATTCCTCCTGCATTTGTGAAATCACCGCCTACATAAATATTACCAAGATATTCAATTACTGCGTAAATTATTCCAGAAGGACTTGACACATTTTTTACACCATAGGGCACAACAATTTCCTTCATAGGATTCCAACTGTAATTATTAATATTATAATAGGCTACAAAACGACTATATACATAACTTGTTGCTTCTAAAGCAATTGAAAATGAACCACCGTTTACAACAATAGTATTTGTAGGATCATATTTTACACAAAATACAGTTGCGTTTACACCAGCATCAGTTCCAATAGATGGTAAGTATGGTAATGGAAACCAATTAGAACCATTCCACCAAGCAGTACGATTTACTGTATATCCGCCTGCATTTACAAATTCACCGCCTGCGTATAACCCAGGTTGTGAACCACTTGAATTATAATTCAAAGATAGCACTGGACTACTAACACTAGTAGAAGCATTATTCCAATTTCCATACAAATAATTTGTTCCTCCTCCAGATTGTAAATCATAGGCAACAATAAAAGGATAGTTTATTGGGGTACCAGTGTTATCATATACATTAGAAAAATATCCGCCAATATATATAGAATCAGATGGTGTGAAATATGCTATTGAATATACTGCTCCATCTGTTCCTGGTGTATTGGGAGGCGATGCTCCATTAGCATATAAAGACATCCATAATCCTGTGCCACTTGGCAACCAAACCGCTACATAATTTGCAACTTGAGTATTAAAATCAACATTTTGAAAATTACCTCCTATCAATAATCCTATCCCACCTGATAAATATGGACTTGAAGTAACCCAAGAACAACATCTTACAACTGAATCAACGCCAGGCTGTGCGTTTGAACCTAACATTTGGAACCAAGCAGGACTACTTTGAGACCAATATGTAATATTATTTACATTAATATTATTTCCAATATCCGCATCTGTAAAAGACCCTCCAATGTAAATATTTGTTCCATTTCCAGTTATACAATACACCGAACCACTTACACCTTGAGATACACCAGATGTTCCGTATAATGGTTGCCAAACTCCATTTCCGATTGGACTCCAATAAGCAACATATGACACTGAAATTTGACCTGATTGTACACTAGTAAAATCACCTCCTACATATAATCTTTGCGACCCTGCGTCCCAATATAACGCACGAACTGTCGCACCAGTTCCTTGACCGCTAGTAATATTTGTATAACCTGAAGTAGAGTTACTATATTCGCCAAAAAGTGGTTCCCATGTTTTTAAATTAATATGATATCGCGCAACATATGAGGCATCTCTTTCACCTGCTATGAGAAAATCACCACCTACATAAATATATGTTCCATCAGTTTCAACCGCATAAACTGTGCTATTTACTCCATATGGTGTAATATCAGGATCTTGTACTGGTTCAAATGTGTTGACAGGACTAGCAGTATATTTTGTAATATATTTCATATCATTTGAATTTGAATCCTGTGTGAAATCACCACCAACATATACTAATCCAGAATTGGGATTAAGATGAATGTTATTAACAATATTATTTAATCCCGGACTAGGAGAATTTCCCATACTTTTCCAACTACTAGTACCAAAATTAAAATTTCCAATATTATTTAATAAAGATCCTGATGTAGAAGATATAAAAGAACCTCCGGCATATAACGATGATACAAATTGATTATATTGTATTGCTTGAACGTAGCTTGAGCCGGCATTAGCTATTCCATTGTTTAATGTATCTGTAACAGTACCATTTGAATTTGTTTTAGCAACTAAGCTAACAGCACTTCCATTTATGCTAGTAAATGTTCCACCTATATAAAAAAACGCATTTGTATTATCAGTTTCAATACTATATACATTATTATTTGCTCCATTTGTCCCAAATTGATAATATTCTGGCTGTACTGGTGTTAAATCATTTATAATAATTAATTGATCGTTATTGTTGCCTGCTGCCACATTATATGGTGTTGATATAGCATAAATAACTTGTGCTCCTCCAAGGCCAGTAGCACCTTGAGGTCCAGTTGCTCCTTGTGGTCCAGTTGCTCCAGTAGCACCTTGTGGTCCAGTTGCGCCTGTAGCGCCTTGAGGTCCAGTTGCTCCTGTAGAACCTTGAGGTCCAGTTGCGCCTGTAGCACCTTGAGGTCCAGTTGCTCCAGTAGCACCTTGAGGTCCAGTTGCTCCAACTTGTGTGTTCATTACTTGTTGAACTGTTACGATAACAGATGGAATAGCAGGAATCACCGGAGGTCCTACACTACCAGGAGCTGCGACTAATCTTATCCCATCATCTGTTGTATACCAAATTATTTCAATGTAATCTCCTGATTGTAATGTAAGCATATAATTCCATGAAGCTACTACATAACTATTTTGATTATCTAAAGTTATACGAGTATTACTATCAGGAAGTATGTTACCATTTTTATTGAACCATATATAAACATAATTTACAGAACCTCCGCTTGTTGTATCATTAATTTGTGCTGAAAATTGAATATTGTAAACACCTTGATTTGATACTGTAATTTGACTTCCACTTATTATAGAAACACCCAAACTATCTATATCTGTATTATTTAATGTCATTGCTGTAGGAGTGTGTGTTGTTGGTGAACCTGTTATAGTTTGATTAGTATCAGACCAAAATGATCCCCAATATCCTAATGCTCCTCCAACTCCTGGCGCCCCTGCTGGTCCAGTTGATCCAGTTGCTCCTTGAGGTCCTGTTGCTCCTATAGATCCTTGTAATCCAGTTGCTCCTTGAGGTCCTGTTGCTCCTATAGATCCTTGTAATCCAGTTGCT